CATACAGAAGTTATCGGACAAGCTGATACAGATTTCATTGTTCTTAACTACAAAGACAACGAGGCATTACCTATTGAGGTGGTAGCCATGTTGGAATCAAATAGGGAGAAAGCAAAAACCTCAACCTATTGGGAGAATTGGGTTAGGGTATATCTTGACGGAGAGATAGGACAAATTGAAGGAACCATCTTTACTGACTTTGAGATTATAGATAAGATCCCTGAAGACGCAAGACTATTAGGACATGGTGTCGATTTTGGATACTCAAATGATCCATGTGCTGTTATCGCTCTCTACAAGTGGAATGAAGATATCATCGTGGATGAGATCGTGTATCAGACGGGACTTTTAAACTCAGAACTATCCAACCTACTAAAAACAAATGATGTAATAGGTGAACTGTATTGTGATTCAGCTGAACCTAAATCCATTCAAGAACTTAAGAGAATGGGACACAATGCAAGACCTGTAGAAAAAGGTAAGGACAGTGTGAACTATGGTATTCAGATCCTTCAGCAAAAACATATGTTTGTAACAAGAAGATCAAGAAACCTATTAGATGAGTTCAGTAAGTATTTATGGAAGAAGAATAGAGATGGTGGTTATGAGAAGACCCCCATTGATGCATATAACCACGCCTGTGATGCTTTAAGATACATAGCTATGTCCAAGTTAGGAGCGAGAAAAGAAAACATTGCAATCCCAAGAGTAAACTTTATGTAGGCTGTAAAAACATTTGGTATAGCCATATATTTATTAAAAGAACAATTATGATAGAAGTTAAGATAAACATGGAGGGGTATGAAAATACCTATAAGTTCCCTGAAAATTGGGATGAAGTAAATGTAAGACAATTTACGGAGTTATATAAATATAAAAACCCAAACAATAACGATTTGATGGGTGCTGTGAATATTATATCAGCTTTGGCAGGTATAGAACAAGCAGTCCTATTACAGATGGATATTGAAGACTTTAAGGATTTGTCTAACAAACTTTCATTCATTACCAAAGAGATCCCCAAGACAGATGTGGATTACTTGGAATTAAATGGTGATAAGTATTATCTATACTCAGAGTTTAATAAACTTACAACAGGTGAGGTCATCACGATCGAAACCTTAATGGAGGGATCAAATAATGATGTGAATAAGATTATGGCTGATCTATTATGTTTGTTCTTAAGAAAAAAAGATGAAGAGGGTAAGTTTGAAAAGTTTTCAACAGATATGTTAAAAAGAAAGGAAATGTTTTTGGATGTTCCAATCTCAAACATATATCACATCTTTCTTTTTTTTTCTCTTGGAAAGAATACATCTACAAACAATATGAAGGACTCTACAAAAAGCAAAGACCAATCAACGACCCCGAAGGTAGATTTACAAAAAAGTTAAAAGAGAAGAAAATGGATGATAGGTATAAATGGTTAGATTTCGTTTATACTCTAATGGAAAAGATGAGAGAACCTGAAGATAAAATATATGAAAAAAATTACATTTCTTGTTTGAACTGGTTAAGCTACTTCAAGAACAAGGAAGACATAAAAGACAAAAATAGTTTGTAATGCCAATAGCAAGTATAATATCGTTGAACCAAATTGTTGAGTGGTTTCAAGATTTTCAGGAGAATCATTATTTCTTAAAGGACTTTGGGTTTGGTGAGCCGTATGATATCGGTACATCACGACAAATGACTTTCCCTTATATGTGGGTTACGATGAACGAGGACTCATCCATAGCAACAGGATCAAATGTTAAATCAGCAATCCCTGATATATCATTCTCCATTATGTTTATGGATAAGATCAATATTCAAGAGAACTACTTGGACACAAATGGTTTCCCAAGTGATAACTCCCAAGAGATCTTAAGTGATTGTTTACAATATTGTCAGGATTTAGTTACATACATCCAACAGAATTGGAATCAATACGGAGTTTTAATTTCTCAAGATGTATCATTCTATCCTGCTGTTGATGAGACAACGGATAAAGCAACGGGGATCGTAGCAAGATTTGTATTGAGAACAAGACAAGTCAACTGCGTAATACCTGAAAGCCCAACTACGATTGTAATTACCCCACAACAAGCTGAATTTGCAACCTTACTTACTTGTGAGACATTAATTGATTGTCCTACATTCCAAACTTATGCTTATACAGGTGGAACATATAACTCAGGAACAACAGAACTTACATTAGTATCCTTGAATAATCACACCATTTCAATATCAGGTATTACTGGTGGGGGTGGTGGTGGATCAGGAAGTTCGGGTACAAGTGGGACTTCAGGATCTAACGGAACAAGTGGAACTTCAGGTACAAATGGATCATCAGGAACTTCAGGTGTTAGTGGGACTAATGGAACTTCAGGTACTTCAGGTGTAAGTGGAACCAATGGTTCTTCAGGAACTAGTGGAGTGAATGGGACTAGTGGGACATCAGGTACGAATGGAAGTTCAGGAACAAGTGGTATAAATGGAACCTCAGGGACTTCAGGGTCTAATGGAACAAGTGGAACCAATGGTAGTTCAGGTAGTAATGGAACTAGTGGGACATCAGGAAGTAATGGTAGTGATGGAACTTCAGGATCAAGTGGAACATCCGGTAGTAACGGACAATCTAATTCATTTTTTAATTATAGAGCAAAAACAAATATAATAAGTGGAGATCCTACTACAGAATATATTATTTGGAACAATGCGACTCAATCATCAGCAACATCAATTAGTATTAGTGATACAGACCAAAATGGTAATAACATAGATATATTTTTATCAAATCTTGTATCAGGAACAACTATAACAATTCAAGACCAATCAGATCATACCAATTATCAAACTTGGTTAATTGGAACTCCTGTTGATAATTCAACGTATTGGACTTTACCTGTTACTTTAGTTACTTCAACTTATTCATTTCCAAATAATCACCAAGTATTATTTATCATTACAACAACCCCATCTGGTACTAGCGGAACATCAGGTAGTAGTGGAACGAGTGGTAGTTCAGGAACTTCAGGTGTGAGTGGAACTAACGGAACTGATGGTAGTTCAGGTACTAGTGGATCTTCAGGTACAAGTGGTATTGATGGAACATCAGGAACATCAGGTAGTTCAGGAACGAGTGGGACATCAGCACAAAGTTATACAGGACTTACTTATACGGGTGGAGAGAATTTTAGTATTACAGCTGCAGTATACGATAGAGCTGTTTGGAATGGTAATTTTACAGGTGGAACTCCTTTTTTAGCGGCAATAAATCTTATTGAGGGTAGAGAAGTTATTACATATGTTACAAACGCAGGATCAGTAGCAACTAATATTACATTTAGAACAGGTACAGGTGGTTTAACTTCAATTACAGATGTTGTAACCGATGATGGAACCAAAATAAATAATTATACATTACCTGTTGGTGAATCCATTACAGTTGTCTTACAGAATATTGATGGTACAAGAACAGGTTATATTATTGGGACAGGTAGTAATGGAACTTCAGGTACTTCGGGGACTAGTGGTATAAATGGAACTTCGGGTACAAGTGGAACTAGTGGGACTTCAGGTAGTAATGGTAGTGATGGAACAAATGGATCTTCAGGTACTTCAGGTGTAAGTGGAACAAACGGAACTTCAGGAACTAGTGGTTCAGGATTTAGTTCACCATATGTAGGAAATGTTCAAGTAACATCAGGTCAAACTTGGGTTACATTACCAAATACAGGGACAACAGCAAGTTCTACAACAATAGATTGGAATAATGGTAATGTTCAAGAAGTTGTCTTAGGTGCTAATACAACTTTCACTTTTACAAATCCTCAAGCAGGTGCAACTTACATACTTATTGTAAGACAATCTCCCTCAGGATCAAATACAACTACTTGGCCTGGTACAGTAACTTGGTCAGGAGCAGCTAACCCAACGATGACCCCTAATGCTAATAGATTTGATGTATTTACATTCATTTATGATGGGTCAAAATACTTCGGATCATATGTTCAAAACTTTATATAGATGATAGTATATCCTCATTCATATTTAAAAAATCCAAAAATTGTTGAATACGCAAGTAATTCAAGTAGTGCAACAAATGCAACATCATATACATTCCCCAATATGAATTATATTGGGCCTGGTTATATAGTTGTTGGAGTAGTTTCACAAGTTGCTTCAGGAAATTTAGCCGCTGGTTCCTGTACAATAGGTGGTGTATCTATGAATAATATTGGAACAGGTACTTTTGTAACAACATCAAGAATTAGAATGACATTTTACGGCATATCAGTTAATTCAGGAACTCAAGCAAATATTGTTTGGACCAGCCCTGGACCAACCTGTATAAATTGTGGTATTGGTGTTTGGAGACTTCAAAATGCCTCACAGATAGTTGGTCAAAATTTTGCAGGAACTAGTACATTTGGTGCTATTTTATCAAATTCAATTACAAATAATGTTGTAGGTGGAGCTGTTATGATATCAATGATGTCACAATCTTTAGCGGCTGGTGATACATCATCAGATCAAATTTGGATTAATCCTAAAACTCCAACACAATTCTCAACCTATGTAAATGATACTGTTGATTTAGGATTTGGTGGAACATCAACGATTATCCAAGAGACAGGCACATTCACATTACAAGGGTTTACACAATCAGTTCCCTTTTTCAATTTAATGGGTACAATAATGGTAAGATAAAAAAAAATAAATATGGCAATTACAATCATTAAAGATGGACAAGTAGTCCACACAGACAAAAAACCTTCAGTAGAAGAGTTATTAGCTCAACAAGCACAAGTTATTCAAGACCTTCAAAACCAAGTTAAGGACTTGAAGAAACAAAAAACAAAAAAATAACCTAAATATTTACAGGTATGAGTATAGATCTAAATGGATTTTGGCAAAGTTGGGATGTTGTAAGTGGTAATACACAAGCAACAAATCAATATGAGTTTTGGAAGGGCATGGTGATGTCTAATGGAGATGTATTGGCGAACCAATATGATTTCTTCACATACCACAATACAACTCGTTATGAGTGGTTTAAAGCATTACAAGGGACTTATCCTGAAGTGTGGGATGAGTATACTTTTTACAAGAATACAAACGATGCTCGTATTTACGATATGTCTACTTTCTATCAATATGGTGGTGAGTATTTAGTATCAACACCAGGACCACTTTGGATTTTAGAAACAGGTGATTGGAATGATGATGGTGTATGGGATGATAATGCAGTTTGGATTGATTAAAATAAAATTAAAAAAATAAAATAAAATGGCAGATATTACAAATGGTATGTCTGGTTTAGAAGCCAGAGAACTAATAAACGGGACAATCAATAGAAAATATAACCCTATTTCAAAAACAGGGATTAAAATGAACATTATGAGTTCATCAAGTGGAACAAGAACTGCTCAATCACAAACAACCTCAATAAATGTTGGTGGTGGTGTTACAAGAAGTGCTGATAATTTAGTTTTAGCAATTCCATTTATACCTCAAGCAAATGTTAGGATAAGTCAAGTTGGTATTGAATGTACAGTTGCTGGTGCAGGGGGTGCTGTTAAAGTTTATATCTATGATGATCAATCAGGTCAACCTAATAATCAATTATTTGCTGCTGATACTTTTGATTGTTCTACTACAGGAGTTAAAACTCAAGAAACTGAAATTATTTTTAATCAAGGTATTGTTTATTGGGTTGTTACAAAAACTCAAAGACCAACTACCAATTTTACAATTAGAGCCGCAGCAGTCGCTACTAACTATAATTTGGGTATAAATATAGGAACTAATAATTATTATACAGGTTATTATGAGAATATTGCAGATGAATTACCAACTAGTTCATTATATTCTTCTTTATTAATTGGAACAATATTAAACACTCCTGAAGCTCAATTTACAGTATTACAATAATATGAGCATTGCAAGACCATTTGCATATAACACAGGATCAACCATAAATGGAACAATCCAAGTGGGGGATCTTGCAGTAGGAACTCCCACATCAGGATTTTCTTCTACAGGTTTGCCTTGGTGGAATGGACCCGATGAAGAATTAGGTTTTATAATTGCTGGTCCTGTTCCGAGTAATACTCAACCAACCCCAATCTCAGGTGTAACAGCATCAGTTCAATTTTGGAGATCAGCATTTACTGATAGTAGTTTTGTTGATCTTGCAGAATATGTAACAGGTCAATCTTTTACAGGTGGGAGTGAAGCATCCACATACCTAACAACAAATGGTTATTGGAACTCTTATACCTACAATCAAGTAATTGTAGGACTTGATACGGCATTAGGATTCAATACAGGATATTCTTATGATGGTTTAACTTGGTATTCAGGTAATACTTCATCGGCCTTTGCTGGTTCTGTAAGAGCTTTATCGTCAAATGGATCTATGTGGGTTATTGGTGGATTAGGTGGTTCAAAAGCGATTGGTTATTCTTATGATGGGTTAAATTGGACAGGTATGACTAATTCATCTTTATTAGGTGGATATTGTGATGATTTTTATTGGGATGGAACTAAATGGTTTGCTGTTGGAAACTTAAACCCATTAACTAGTGAAGCGTTAGCAACATCAACAGATGGAATTACTTGGACGGCGAATACAACTTTAACTTCAATTGGAGCAATCAGTTCAATAGTAGGGAACGGATCAAGATATGTTGCTGGTGGATCAGTAAGTCCTTATTTCGCGTATTCTAATGATGGTGAAACTTGGAGTGCAGCTACATCAGGATCTACAGGAATAGTTCAAAATTTAAGTTTAGCAACTAATGGATCTATTTTTGTTGCTGCCAATAACGATAATGGAACTGGAGCTGTTATTAAATATTCTTATGATGGGAATACTTGGTTCAACTCTAACGCTAATACTATTTTTGGGACAGGAACAGACGCAAAAGCAAGAGATGTTGTTTGGAATGGTCAGTTCTTTTTAGCTGTAGGGTCAAAACAATTTGGAGCTGCGGGTAATGCAGCAAAATCTACAGACGGAATTACTTGGACTGCAACAACAGCACCATATACATCTACTCAATGCGTGGCTTGGGATGGTAAAAGATTTTATGCTGGTGGTAATAATGTATCAACTAATATGGCATACTCTACTGATGGTAATAGTTGGAGCGTTTCATCATTTATTACAACTCAAACTAGTAGGTTTGCTATTGGTACATTTATGAGTCCTAATACATTTCCACCTGTAATATAATGGCAGATCAAATTGTTGATAAAAAATTAGCCAACGAGTTTGGGAAGGACTATGTAAAGATTTTAGTAGCCCAACTAAAAGGTAATAGACCTTACCCAAAGGTTGCTTCAGGATCATTAGTTAATTCAATCAACTACAGATTGGTTGAGACTGCTAATTATGTCCAAGTTCAGTTATTAGCAAATGATTATCTAAAATATGTTGACGAAGGTAGAAGACCTGGTACATATCCCCCAATCCAAGCGATCAAAAGATGGGTGGCAATCAAAGGTTTTAAACCTGAAGCTGCATGGGCTATAAGACAGAACATCTATAAGTTTGGAATCAAACCAACAAATGTTATTAAGAAGACCCTACGAACTATTGAGATCTCAAGGAACAACAATAGAAAGTATGAGGAAAGAATGGTTGATAATATTGTTAGGATCTTAGAAAAGAATTGGATACAGAGTGCTGACTTCCAAAGATTAAATCAAAATCAGTAGTGTAAAAACACTTGTTCTTTGACTATATTTAGTTAAAAAGATTATGGCTTATTCAGCAATTACTCAACCTAATGAATATATGGCTGCTTATTCAGCAGTTCCACTTAAGGTATTTTCCACTGACTATAACCAACAAGAATTATTTAAGTATATCATCAATCTTGTATGGGATACTGTGAGTATTTCAGCAGATCAATCAATCAATATTGGTAATGAAGTTTATACATTACTTACTTCCACTACGCCACACGACTTTAGTGTTGGTGATACAGTATTACTTGACGATAGCATCAATAACAATCAGTTTACAGGATACTACATCGTACAACAAATTTTATCATCCACACAATTCGCAATAGATCTAATCCCTGGTGTTCCATTTGCGTCACCTGGTTTTACTTGTTCTCGTGTTGTTAAATGGATATTGGCACCTGATCTTGATGGTTATGGTAAGATTGATTTATCTTCTACCTTAAAGGACTTTGTAAGTCAAAACTTAACAGGACAATCACAGAACTATGGATTGGTTTATGATGGACCTGATACAAGATTTTGTTATTCCCTATATTGTGGTAGTGAAAAACAATACACATTCCAATTTGACGACAACTTATTTAGTGGTGGATCAGTAGCATTCTTCTCATCAGGAACAACAACATTAGATGGTATACCATTCCAAGTTGGGGATGTGATCACCGTTACACAGGATATTGTAGAATGGCCTTACAACGATAATTATTTTGCTGCTAACAACCAAGTAGGATTTACAGGATCTACCCAACACTCATTCTTACCAGGTCAACAGATCACAATTACAGGACAACAAACCTACCCATTCTATAATGGGATTTCATCAATCGTAAGTGTTACGGCAAATGGATTGGTTATAAATAAAACTTGGCAAGGATCTACCCCTGTTGAAGGTGGATTTGCTTATGGTGTTCCAAGACCCGAATATAACGCAACCTGTACGATAACCCAAATCTTTGTTGACCCAACATACGGAGTTGTAATTGTTACAGATTTACCTTTCACAACCTCATCAGTAGTAATTCCTGGTATTATCCAATACGCTGACGGACAGATTACAGAAAACCCTGTAGAAATTAAATTAAGTGGGTTCTGTGTGTATAACGCTCACATAGATATACCTGACTATAGTTTAACAGCCTTTGATCCTTATGTGATCCAAACAGGAACATTTACTGATTACAACATATCAACAATTTTAGAACCATCAAATTGTTATAGAGTAGAACCAAACACAAACTTATTCTTACTCACTCATGCTTACAACACGACCTTTGTAGACGGATTGTCATATACCTTCTACAATAATGGAACAACTTTAGGTGTGATTAGAGTTCCAAAACCATCAGGATCAACAGATTGGTATACACCAGGTGGTTTATTACAAATCAGTCAGTCAAACTACACAAATATTGGTGGGGTATTTAGTGGTTATTCAGGACAAGTAACTGATTACCAAGTTTATGCTTATGATGCTACTTCCCCATCAACACAGGTTCAAAGATCAAACGCACTTTGTTTCAAATTGAATGTGGATTGTTCTATGTATGAGATCTACCACTTGATGTGGAAAGATAAAAATGGATCATTCATTTCATATCCGTTCATTTATATGTCTCGTGATAATGTTGAAGTAGACAGAAGAACTTACTACAAACAAAATGGTAGTTGGGACAATAACACATTCCAATACTTTGACTATGGTGATGGTGAAAAGACTTTTTACTTGAAGTCAAGAAAGTCGTATGTCCTTAATTCAGGGTGGTTATATGAGTTTGAGAGAACTTTAATTGAGGATTTGATGCAATCCCCATCTGTGTATCTACAAACTCCTGACAATCGTTTATTCCAATGTCACTTGGCTGAGAATGAATTGGAGATTTACAAGAATATCAACGAACAATTATTTTCATATACCTTTAATGTGAGAGTATCCAATAATGAATATAGATTTTAACTATGGCTTTTAATCAATTTAAGATTTACGCAAACAATACAGTATTAGATACTTATGATGACTTCGATATATCGTTGAATTACCAAATTACGGACATCACCGATATTACTTCAAGACAGACATCATTCTCTAAAACGATTGTAATACCTGGTACAAAGATCAATAATGATTTCTTTGAGAACATCTTTGAATTAAATATTGATTTAAGTGTATCTTCATACAACCCAAAGGTTGCAATTCCTTGTTCCATATCCATAGGTGACGAACAAATATTTACAGGGAACTTACAATTACTACAAATCTCCAAAAATCAGGGATTGGTTGAGTATGAGATTGTAATTACAGGTATTCTTAAAAACATTTTATTTAACTTTGGAGATTATTTCTTGAGTGATTTGAATATGAGTGAATACAATCACCAAAGAAATATTACAAACATTGAAAAATCTTGGAACTATGAAATCGTTAAGAATGGTGGATTGGTAGATGCTCAAGGTTTGGGTGAAGGTTATGTTTATCCTTTCATCAATTATGGTAACTCTCAAGATATTGCAACAAATAGTTATGTATACGATCAGTATCCTGCGATTTATGTTAAAACAATTATGGATAAGTTGTTTGGATTTGCTGGTTATTCCTACACATCCAAGTTCTTTGAGACTGATTACTTCAAGTCCCTAATCGTTCCATTTACAAACGACAAACTACAATATTCAGAAGTACAACTATCTGCTCTTACAACAACCGTAGGTGTTAGAAATAATCTACCTGAAGCATCACCATACTTAACTAACCAATATTACGCGTATCAACAAACTGCGGGTATAACAGGTTTTAGAATGATTGCTCCTGTATTGTTCAGGGGAACATCATATAACAACCCAACAAAAAACTATTACTTCCCATTAGAACTTGAAACAGGAACAGTATTGGGAACAACCATGCAAGATCCTGGTAACAGATGGTCTACAATAAACGGATCAAAGTATGTTTGTAATGAAGATGGTTATTACGATTTAGAGTTTGATATGAACTTCATTATGAAGTACATTAGAACTGATGGATTATTGAATACCATTAGATACCAAAGTGGTAATTTTAAATATGGTGCGTCGTTAATGAAACTATCAAATGGGGTCTTAACTACTTTAATTTCAGCACCATCACCAAACTACTATAGTTCAACATTCCAACCTTCATCAGGAACTCATCCTTCGCCTTGGTATGATACGAATACTGAATTAAATATTTCTATGAACCTGTCTAATGTTTATCTATTGGCAGGTGATCAGATTTTAATCAGATTCCAAATATCATACGCATCTGATTTTCAGTGGTTTTTATTACCAGGACCATTATCAAATAGAATATTGGCAGTTCCCCTAATCAAAAATAATATAGGTGGAACTTCAGCAAGTTTATTATCAGTTAAACCATCCTCCAATTTAGTTACAGCACCGAACATTCAGGTGGATATGAATCAAGTTGTACCAGTAATGAAGATGAGAGACTTTTTCTTATCTATCGTTAAGATGTTTAACTTGGTTGTGGCTGACGATCCAAATAAAAGTGGTAATATTCTTATTGATCCAAAAGATATCTTCTACAACTCAAGGAAAAAGATAAAAGATTGGTCTCCATTATTGGATGAGTTCTACGATGTTAAGATTACCCCTATGAGTGAACTTGATGTTAGACAATATAAGTTCAAATATACGGAAGATGATGACTACTACAACAAACAATACACAAACGAAACAAATGAGGTCTATTCCAACTTTGAGGTAGATTTTTTAAATGAGTTCTCAAACGATATTAAAGAGGTTGTTATACCTTTTAGTCCTACTCCTGATACAGATAATTTCATATCTCCAAGAGTAGCACCATTCCTTGCTGACATAGATGGGACAACCACTATGAAACCAAAGAAGAGTAAACCAAGAATATTGTTCTATACTGGTTTGAAGGATGGTAATTTTACTTTAAAGAATACACCAACCTCACCAACAAGCACAACATATACTCAATACCCTTATACAGGTATGTGGGATGATCCATACGATCCTTCTTATGACTTAGGTTGGGGTAAACCACAAAAGATCTATTGGAACGGGGGATTATTCCCAACACAGACCTTAACTCAAATGTGGTGGACTA